GTAGAAGGCGCACGCTGAACAGTTGTACGGGAACGGTGACGGCATCATGTAGTGCGCACCGTCGGGCCCGTCGGTTTGGTCGTACTGTTCGAACAGTTCCACCAGTGCCTTGTCGGCGTTGTATTGGGCGATCTGTCGGGGCGTGTAGCGGCCGAGTTCGACGTCACGAACTTCGACGGCTGGCTGTTCGTTGCGTTCCTCCACTGGGGCGTCGTCGGCACGGACACCGACGATGGTCGCCGGGTTCGCCGGATAGGTCACCACGGACACGTCGTACATCTTCGCTTCGAGGATGATGCGCTCGGTGTAGTCGGCGTTCCACGTCTGGCGGGTCGCCATGAACGCCCACGAACACTGATCGACCGCACCTTCTTCGATGAGTGCGACCAGATCACGAACCTGCTGCACCGACGTGGGCATCGTTGCTTCGAAGTAAATGCCGATCTCGTCGGCACGCAACGTCAGGCTGCCTGCGGTCGAACGGGCCAGAGCGAGCCCGTCGTGGTTGACCAACATGCGCACGTCGTCCATCTCGGTGATCGACTTGTCGACAGCGCCACGGGCAATCGTCTCCGACCAGCCACCAGCGGCTGCACCACCGGCCACGTCATACCAGGTGCCGAACGTGGCGGCATATCCGGCGATCGTCACGTAGCCGTCTTCGGCGGCCCGCTGTTCGACCGTCGAGATGCGGACCTCAACGATGTCGGTGATGTCACGCTTCTTCTCCGAACGGGTCGCACGCTGCGACACCTCGGACAGGTCGACACCGCGTTCGGTGATGTGGTCGAAAGCGTCGCCTAGCGACTTGGATACGAGATTACGCATTGGGCGCACCTCCTTGGCTAGCAGCGGGCTGGAACTGGTCCCCGCCGTCGATGGGCTGGCGGTTCTCCAGCCGGCGCATGTCGTTGACAGTGAGCGGTGCGCCACCCATCAGGTTGGCGATCTCCGCGTTGAGCTTGTAGGCGTTGAAACGGCCCTGCAGGTCGGCACGCAACAAGGCGTCGACGTTGTGCTTCACGTACCGTTCACGGGGAACGAGCGCCGAAAGCGCCGACTCCAACGGGACCAGGTAGCGCGGAGCGAGCGACAAGGCAATGAAGTCGGCCATGCGCTGCTCACGATTCGCGTACGTGATTGAGCCGCCACCACTGACAGCACCACCGACGAGCTCTACGAAGCCGCCCAGCACGATGCGGGCAATCTCCTCCACGCCGTACCGCTGCGTGTCTAGGAACTGGCTGTCGTCGGGCGAGATGCTGATCTTCGTGTACTGGATATCCGACGGCAGCACCAACGGCTGACGCGTGCCCCGAGTGGCGTCAATCACTTTTGCCTTCAGCGCTTTCGCCTGCTCCTCGGTGAGATCCACAGGGGACTGCAGCAACACCGACGGCAAACCAGCCTTGTCGAAGAACTGCTGCCCGAACTGTTGGGCGGCAAGTGCGCCACCGATGGCGTTGCGGTGGTACTGCACCGGGCTGAGGCCGACCGGTGAGCCTGGCTGCAAGAACAGCGGGAAATGCCACAAGTCGCCGAGCGGCCACCGATTACGGCGCACCTTGTCGACGTACACCTGCCAGGAGTATCCACCCGATGACAGTTTTTCCAACCGCCATTCGACAGCGTCGGGGTTGATCGTCACTGCGCCAGTCGGCGTACCACCTACAGGGCCGATCAACTCTGCGTAGGCGTTACCTCGAGACACGGCCGAGCGCAGAATCTGCGCTCGCCACGCCACGGCCGTGATTGACGGGTCAGGATCTGGATCGGCAAACAGCGCCGACAACGGCATCTCAATCTGTTCGCTGCCGACCTTGCGGAACTCATCCAGCGGCAACGACGATCCGACGCCGGCTACAAGCTCCATGCACGCCCACCATGCGGCGTGGCGCATAGCCGTGTCAGGGTTGACGGCGATGCCTGCAGGCGAACCCATACGGTCCTGCTGCGCGTAGTTCAGTGCATCAAGTGCGGCGTCACGGTTTTCGACCTTCGCTGACCGACGGAAAATACCCATCAAGCCACCACCACGGGAGTGTCATGCATTCTGAACGCCTCCCTAGTAGACGAAGAAGTTGAACGATTTGCCGCTTTTTGCCGCCCATGCGGCAAGGGCTGCAGCGATCAGCGGTGACACGTCGCCGCCTGCTTTGCGGCCAAAGCGCCACAAGTCACCGATCGGTTGTTTCGCTGCCGCTGCGAGAGCGGTGTCAAACCGTGCGTCGGTGCGAACCTTGACGGTGCCGTCGGCGACAGCGTCGTAGAACGCACCGTGTGCTTTGGTGGCGTCACCGCTGGGAATCTCATCGGCAACAAGACCAACGACAGCAGCGGCAGGTGACCGTGCCTCGATGACAACACGGCCACGGTGATCGGCCTTCAGTTGAGCGCAGCGTTCGGCGATCCAGCCGGTGCTTGGCCGGTAGTCGACGAGCTCGAGCGTGAGCCCATCGGCTGATTGCCCAGCGGCCACGATTGCGGCCCAGTCGCGATCCGGTGACACCTCAACAGCGAACGTCAGCGGTCCTTGTGGGGCTGCGGTTGACGAGCACGCTGTGCGCCAGGTGACTTCGGGAATGACACGTTCGGCGGAACGCATCCGCTGATTACCGAACGCACGACGAAACTCGCCGTCCGACATGGTCTGGCGTGCGTGAGCGAGCGCCTTCTCATTGATCGTGCGGCCAAGTGCCGGCATGTAGCGCCACCACACCGCAGGATCGTCGATGTCTTCGTCGTTCGGGATTGACCACTCAAAGTAGGCGATGCCCGACGTCTTGCCCTCGAGGGCTGCAGCGCGACCCATGTCGACTTTGCGGTTGAGATAGACAGCAGCATCGGTGCCCATCGTTGACACGACATAGAGCTGGGCACCCGGCCGGGTGATCATGGCGGGCAGCATGGCTTGCTCGCGTCGGTCGTCGATGTCGTCGAACGCTTCGTCGATCATGCCCAGGTCGATGACCTTGCCGTGGCCGGCAGAGACCGACGACGCAAGAACGTCGATGCGGGAGCCGTTCTTGAACGTGACACCTTCGGAACCTTGGGCCCGGTGAACATGCTTCACCAGCGGCCACAACTGCGACCGTTCCAACAGCGGCACCTGATCGTCGATCAGCTTCTTGCGAGCGTCCGAACCCGACTGGGCGGTGTAGGCCACCCGTTGTGGATCGGGGCGCAGTGTGCAGCGCTCAACCTCGGTCGACAGCAGCAACGTCGTCTTGCCTTGTTGGCGCATCAGCGTGACGACAACTTCGCGAAATGCCGGGGTGCCGTCGGACAGGATCTCGCCGCCGACATCAGCTACCAGTTGCTGGTGCTCCATCAGTGGCTGGCCGAGCCCTTCGGCCACCCGACCGACCTGCAGGCCGCGAGTTTTTCGGTTCGGACTGCGGGGCGTCTGATACGTCGGCCGACAGGCGAGCGATGAGCTGTTCAAGCGCGTCATCCGGCTTCACTCCGACTTGCGACAGGTCTGCCAATGCAGAGCGGAACTGGCCCCACAGCGAAGGTGACGTCGGGTCCGCGTCGACGGCCTCGCCCAACAGCACCAGCACGTCGCACAAGGCACGGTCAATGTTCTCCAGGCGACCGAGGTTGCCCATCAGTTGCACATGGGCTTCGGCTGCCAGCCGGCACGGCCCACGATGGGGCTCGAAGGTCAGTTCGCCATCAAGCAGCCAGCCGAGGCGGGCAACGGGTTTCTCTGGGCGGGGCATGTCACCACTTCCGCGATGGGGCGCATTCAGTGTCAGCGACGAGAGCGGCGGCGAGCTGGCTGGCACGGCTGCCGTTGCGGGACAGATTGCAGAACCGGCACGAAGCACGAAGGTTGGTCGGGTCGAGCCGTGCACCACCTTCGGAAAGTGGCACGATGTGATCAACTGAGTCGGCCTGCACGGTGCAGTCGGTGAGGGCGATCTGACATGTGTGCCGGTCACGCTCAAGCACGTGGAGCCGGACCTTCGCCCAGTTGTGGTCGTAGGCGGGATTCTTTGGCACCACTCACCATCATCTTTAGATCAAGGTGCAGTTTTGTTGCGTGGTACAAGCAACGCTGTGACCTGGGGGGATAAAGTT